TAATAGCAGGATTTACAGTAAATTTATTGCGTTGATTATCAATTAGTTACGGATTAGTTGCAAAAATCGCAACTTTATTTTACCGTTTACACTTGTGTAATCAAAATGTCGCTGTATCTTTGTCCTATCAAATTAAAACAAACAACTAAAACCAAGAACAATGGCAACTTTAACTAACACAATTAAAAAAGCAAACAAAGTAACTAACTCAACACCTGTAGTTGAAGGACAATTTTACAATTACCTATACAAAGGGTATGTTGTTAGTTTTGCTAAAAATGGCAATGAAGATCAGGCTACAAACTTTTATACAAAACGTAGCAACCTAAATGACGATATGCAGTCGGATTATTTTGCAGGAACGTTTCACGATAACATTTCACAGGCGTTCAGATTTGTTGACGCAATGACCAAAAACAAATAACACCAACGGGGCGCAGCATCCGACCAACTGCATAACCTTAAAACCAAAACATCATGAACTGGAAACAATTTTTAGCCGTGCCGATCTTCCTGCTAATTATAGCAATAATGTTCGCAAAAGCGTGTAATCAATATGACGAGCGTCATCCACGCGATATGCACGCCCCGACCATCTTCGTCACCGATAGCACGGAGGCGATTAAGAACTGCGACGAGTGCATCAAACGCAACGTCAAGAAGCGTGTGAGCTACGAAGCAGCGGTAAAATTATGCCGTGCGTTATGGCTCAACGACACAACAGGACAAGCCGAACCACTCAAGGCTGACGAATGGGTGGATCATGAATAAGTAAACCAATAAACCAAAATAAACATGACAACAGAAACCAAAACACAAGCAGAATTGCTGCAAATCTTAACCGAGATTAACGACAAAATATCTTTGGAGTTATTCTACTCTATCGAGACATCACACGGTAAGATCAGAATGCAGGGACATTACAGTAAGCAAGTCCGTAAGCAATGCGAGACAGCATTTGACACATCATTCTACCTTACCGACGAGAATTGGGTAAAATTGCAGCATGACGAGTTAAACCTATCTATTTACTTAACCTTACCCGAATAACTATGAAATCAACATTAACAAAGTACGTCACCATCAACTTCTTTATGGATGACACGGAAGGCATATCCTTTGACGTTCCTGTACACGTAACAGTCAGCGAGGTAGCAGGTGACTGGTATAATGAGAAACAAACGGACATCAACGCGGTAATCGACTACAAAGATTTGACCGATGCGATTCAACGCTTTGCGGACTTTATGAAGCAGGACGTGATCAACTATGTAGAAACGGAAGTAATCGACAACCTATGAAGTCAATAGATAAATTAAACCGCAAGATCAAATTATTAGGCATCAGTAAGTCGCACGTGGCAAAGTTAATCGGATGCAGCCGTCCGCACCTTTACAGGATATTGCGCGGTGAACGCTACTTAACTGATGCGCAAAAAAAATCTTTACAGGACAACCAACTAATCTAAATTTTATTTACATTTGTGTAAATTAAAACCAAAACAAAATGAAACAGAAAACAGAACCAAAGATCGTGGACGGCATCGAATATCCTGCCGACTTCGATCAACAAACGGAGGTGCAAGAGCAACCTGCCGAGCAACCAACAGCCGAAGTGCCTATTGTAATTGACGAACCTGTAGCGATACAACCGCGTCAATTTAATCAAGCGGTGAGCGTGTTCACCAATGCAGAATCGTTTGAACTGGCGCAACGTCAGGCAAAGGTGTTAGCAGCATCACAGTTAGTGCCTAAGACATATCAGGGCAACATCGCTGACTGCATCATTGCAATCGAAACCGCATCGCGTATCGGAGCGTCACCGCTAATGGTTATGCAGAACCTGTACATCGTTCACGGCAAACCTGCATGGTCGAGTAATTTCCTGATTGCAACGCTTAACGCGTCAAGCGCATGGGGTACGATTGGCTATGAGGAATCGGACAAAGACGGTGGATCATGCCGAGCGTATGCAGAGGACAAGCGCACAGGCGAATTAAAGCACGGAATCTGGGTGAGCGTTAAGATGGCAACGGACGAAGGATGGGCAACGAAAGCAGGTAGCAAATGGAAGACAATGCCACAGCTAATGTTGCGCTACCGTGCTGCCGCGTTCTTTGTGCGACAGTTTGCACCTGAGATCAGCATTGGCATCCAAACCTACGAGGAAGTAATAGACGTACAATCACAACCACTAAAACAGAACACACGATGGACACAAGAATAGAAGCCAACAGTTTTGAATGGCATCAGGCGCGTGTAGGCAAATGGACTGCAAGTCACCTGTATGACCTAATCTGCACACCTAAAAAGCGACCACGTCCGTATGTGATGCAGACGTTAGCGGAGCGATTGACTGGCGAAAGTCAGGAGGATTTCTACGAGAGCGCGGACATCGCACACGGTGTAGAAAATGAATTCCGTGCATTTACATGGCTCGAAAAGTTAGTGCCAACCGTAACGCTCGAAGATAGCAGCTATTTTCAGCAATGGGATGAAGTGCCTACATTTGGCGCAACGTGTGATCGTGTTGGTACGTATGCAGGTGAACCGTGTATCTTTGAGGTTAAATGTCCTAAGACAACTACACATCTACGTTATTGCCTGATGGAAAGCGTCGAGGACTTAAAGAAGGAAATGCCAAAATACTACTGGCAGATTGTTGCAGGTTGTATCGTTCACGGCATTGATCGCGGTATGTTTGTGTCATTCGATCCACGTGTTGATGACGAATGCGGATTGTATTACCTATCTTTTATCGTGCCTGAATCCGACATCGAAGCAGGTAAAGAAGCTATCCGGAAAGCAGAAACAGAGTTGCAGGAATTAAAAACAAAACTGAACATCACACAATTTAAGATCGGATAATGAAGTACAAATACAAGCGCGACGGGAATGAAGCAGAAATTGTCAAGGCTATGGAAGCCATTGGTGCAACCGTGAACAAGATCAACGGACGCGACATTCCCGACCTGCTTGTGTCGTATCGCGGTAAGTGGTTTGTGATGGAGGTTAAAACCAAAACAGGCAAACTGCGCGAAGGTCAGGAGCGATTCCAACAAGTCAACTGCGCTCCCGTGTACGTTGTACGAACATCAGACGAAGCAATTGAATTATTAACCAATAACTAAAATCAAATAATCATGGAAACCAAAACACAAAAATCAGCATTGATTCAGGCCTTTATCGACAACAATCATTTAACGGCGATTACAGCGTTCAAATTGACTGGATCAATGAAACTATCCACCCGCGTCCCTGAATTTGAACAGATGGGCTTAAAATTCAAGAAAACACCTATTCAGTTCAAAACCAAGTACGGAACATCTGGCAGATATAACGAATATGCGCTTGTCAATAAGTCAGACGCAAAAAGACTGCTAAAAGATTTGCAGAAAGGAAATAAGTAGTATATTTGCTCATTAGGTCGTAGCTGACCAATAACAAATTATGTCACAAGCAATTTATTATAATCCCGTTTGGGGTGCATCAACACGGAGGGTCGATTTGTCCCAACAGCTACCCGTGTTGAACACTTCGACGGGATTTACTTTTTAATTATGGCTAAAAAAGCTAAATCAAATTGGGAAATATCCTGCTTCGGATGGGATGGAATATCAGGCGTATATTGTGTTTGTCACAACTACTTAGGTGTACGTCAAATAATTTATGTTGGTCAGTCTGCAAATATTGGTAAGCGTGTACTTGCAGTAAATCATCCTTACATTAAAAGCTATCAGAAAGGTCTACCAGTTTATATCTTGTATCGTGAATGTGCTGAAAAGAATACGCGAATAGAATTAGAACGTAGGTTAATTAAAAGATTAAAACCAATCTTAAATATTCAATACAATGGCTAAGGATTTTGCAGTATTATTTAACATTGATAAGTGGCTAAAAGCAACGGCAGGAATGGATGCGGATGCTCGTGGATGGTATGTCAACCTTTTGCTGCATCAGTACGATAAAAATGGACTACCAAATAACGTAGAGGATTTGGCGTTGTTGGCAGGAGTTCGTTTTTCCGAGTATCAACGATTCGAACAAGTGTTTGAACAAGTGTTGAAGCAAAAGTTTGTCGTTGATGATGATGGTAAACTTCGAAACCCATACATGACCGATGTGTTAAGTGAACGCGTTAACTTTCAAAAAAAGCGTAGTTTAGCAGGTAAGGTAAGTGCAGGATTGCGTAAAATAAGGATTTTTGAAGGTTACGATAAAGGAATGGATCCTATTTTTACTTCATTAGTAACAGAAGAAACTGATACAAAAAGTGAACAAGTGTTGCAACAAATGTTCGAAATTTGTTCCGAACGCCTTAGAAGTAGAAGTATAGATATTAATTATTCTTACAATGAAGGGGGTGTGGGGGAAACAGAAACCGATCAGCCGATACAACCGTTACGTTACATCGACCAGTTCAAACCTCAGCCAAAATTTAAGGTGGAACACATCCAAGAACTACCAAAACAGACATTGTGGTATGAGAACGTAATACGGGCTTATAAAATCAGTCCTGATGACTTTAACAGGCTTGTGGATGAGTTTATATCCCATTGCCATTCGCAAGGAAAGGATGAGGATAAAACGGAACGCGATCTTAAATCACATTTTACTAATTGGCTCGGAGTAAAGCAAAAGAACGGTGAACTAAAACCAAAACCAAAACAGCAGTACAAAAAGTTTAATTTCGACTAATTAACATTAACTTTGTAAACCAAACCAAACCAAATGAACGACAGAAAACCGCCATACAACTTAGACACGGAGCGCGTGGTACTTGGCACAATGGTATTGTTCGAGCAGAGCATTTCGCGTGTGATGGAAATCATTAACGAGCAAACATTTTATCACGAGAAACACCGTCGCATCTTTGCAGCCATTGATCGACTATTCCGTAAGCGCGAAGCAGTAGACATGGTTACCGTTACCAAAGAACTTAAAGCTACAAACGAACTGGAAATTGTCGGCATCATGACCGTTTCCGAGTTGTGCAACCGTGTTGGTAGTGATGTTCACATAGAAGCACATTGCAGAGAGATTCAGGAATTGGCTATGCGTAGGGAAGTGATACAACAGGCTGATCGGTTGATTAATCGCGCTTATGCAGACAGCGTGGACGTGTTTAACATTCGCGATGACGTTAAGCAATTGAACGACTACCTAATGTCTGAAACCACAAAAGGAAAGCAGGTGGTTTCGGTTGCAGAGGTCGTAAAGTTGGAGCGCGAAGAGTACGCTAAGAAAGTTTACGCACGTGAGAATAATTTGCCCACTGGAATAAGCACAGGATTTACCGATATGAACCGTGTCTTTGGTGGATGGCAGCCGTCCGACCTTGTGATACTTGCTGCACGTCCTGCAATGGGTAAGACAGCGTTAGCGTTAGCATTTGCGCGTAATTCTAACAAACCTGTATTGTTCTTTAGCCTTGAAATGTCCGCGCTGCAACTTACCACACGTTTAATCGTGATGGAATCATGCGTCAATTCGCACAACTACAAAAACGGATGTCTTACTACTGACGAACTTCGCAAAGTGGAACAGGCGCGAGGTGTGATAGAAAGCCATCCATTACAGATTGAGGACAAGGCAGGAATTGACTGGCAGGAATTACGAAGTAAGGCGTTGAAAGCCGTGCAAGGTGGTGTCGGTTTAATCATTGTGGACTACCTGCAATTAGTGAGCGTACCAAACGGACGTAATAGAAACCGTGAGGCGATCATCAGCGAAATTAGCCGTGAATTAAAGCGAGTGGCAAAAGATTGTAACGTGCCTGTAATAGCCTTGTCACAATTAAGCCGTGCGGTAGAATCACGCGGTGAGAAACGTCCGCAGCTATCAGACCTTCGCGAATCAGGCGCAATCGAACAGGATGCGGATATTGTAATGTTTATCCATCGCGCTGAATACTACGGTGAAATGCAGGATGAGAACGGTCAAAGCACAGCAGGTAAAGCAGAGGTTATAATTGCAAAGCACCGTAACGGAGAAACTGGCACGGTTGACCTGAATTGGGACGGTGAGCATACTTTGTTCGTTGATCCAAAAAAGACATACATTAGTAACACCTTGCAACCTAACACGGACTTTATACCAAAAACAAACGATTTACCATTTTAACAACTAAAACCAAACAAAAATGAACGAAGAAACAATCGAAGATTTTTACAGCGGTAAAAATGAAATAGATTTGACAGAAGAACTGATTGAGCAAATCGTAAAAGACAATAAATGGGGTGATGTTAAATCACTTAAAGAATTGTCAGACATGGGAGCAAAATGGAATACAGTTAGAAACTCGGTTGTATTTCCTGCAGAATTTTTTTAATGTTATTAACCAAAAACCAAACAAAAATGAAAGCAACAGATTCACAGAAATTTATGTCTGCATTACAGGCATCAGTACACAACGTGTTCGGATTAACATTTGACCAAATCAAAGGCAAAACACGATTAGGCGAAATAGTATTAGTACGTCAACTGGTAATGGGCATACTACGGGAGCACACTATGTTATCGTTGGTATCAATCGGGCAAATAGTTAACCGCAACCACGCCACAGTCGTTCACGCAATGCGTAGGCATAACAATCGGCACAATACAAAGGCTGATCTTAAATACGCGGAAGCATACAGAACGCTAATGGCTGACCTATCGCCAAAGTTGGATATGTACGCAGCAGCCGACACACCTGAACTTCGCCTCTGCTTTGTTGGTTATGAAATTAACCAGTTGTGGAAGTTGTACGAGTTATGCAAACAGATAGGTGACGAAATCAATATGGAATTGATCGAAATACACATTAAAGCAACGCAGGAACGGATGAGAGTAATTGATTCTTTTATGTGTGTTAATTAATGTCAACAAATAATATCTAAACGATTTGCGAATGTGCGTAAATTGCAGCCCGTGAACAGAGATCAGATCATCACGGAGTTGTATAACAGTAAGGAATTGCGATCAGCAATAAAAGCCTACTGTCGCACATTCGCAGCGCGTGAAGATTTACTGCATCTTGTCATTGAGCGTGTTTGCGCTTTGCCAGAGGAAAACATTTTTAACCTATATCAAAACGGCAAATTAAAACACTACGCATTTATCACAATGGTGCGTGAGGTGATGCTACCGCGATCAAACTTCAACAAACAGAATTTTCCTACCTACGAATTTATCGACGATCTTGAATTGGACGTTGTGGATGAGCAAACGGAGCGCGTTGGTCTCGATCCTGAATTGATACACGAGTTCAAGGCGTTTTGTGATGAGAACAAGACTAATCCCGAATTGTCTTTGCAGTCTTTAGTCACATTGGAGTACATGGAGTACGAACCGATTAAGAAACGCAGCTACCGCGATTTTCAGAAGAAAACAGGCATACATTATTCGTCAGCGTGTGTTTACGTGCGGACAATGGTCAAAGAATTTAATAAAACCAAGCAATGAAAGTAACCGTATTAACCAACGGATTCGGCAAAGACCGTGAATTGATCGCAAACGGTATGGACTTATATCGTCTTTACATGCCTTATTGCCGAATTGACGGAGCGCAAATAGCATCGAAGCATGACATCCTTAATTCGCCCTTAGATAGCGATGTGTACGTCATTAACCGCGCGCATCCGATTGAATTGTTTACCAAGATTAAAGAGGCGGGTAAAAAAATCATTCTTGACATTGACGATTACTGGAAAATACCAACGTGGCATCAACTACACCACAAATCAATTAAAGGTAGAATAGAACACGCGACAAACCTTAAAAACGATGAAGCGGTGCGATACTTTACGCATCAGTTAAATGAGGTTAGCGAGTGGGAGAAGCAAACAAAGGAAGTCGTTAAAATTGTTGATGCTGTTACCTGCTCAACAGAAACATTGGCGCGACATATTAAAAATGAATACGGCATTGAGGCAACAGTAGTGCCTAACACTATTGATCCAAACATTACTAAATTTAGCACGAACAAACAGCCATCAAGATTTACGCGCTTTGGCTTTATTGCAGGTATGTACCGTGAGCGTGATGCTGCTTTGATGTTTAATGGTGTGCGTTCTGCTTACCAGAATAAGCATATACGATCAAAAGTGCAATTCGTAAATAGCTTTAACCTGCATCCGTCATTTACGGAAGTGGAGCGGATGTTTACATTTAACTACACGCAACTTCCTGATTTTTACCGCGACTACCTTAAGTCGTTTGTTCGTGAAGGTAATCACATCGGCAATCAACAGTTTTACAAACGACTATGGGCAAAAGACGCTATTGACTACGGTGTGATGTATGAGGAAGTGGACGTGGCGTTGATTCCAATGGAACACGGTGTATTCAATAGCTGTAAGTCCGAATTGAAGTTGATCGAGGCAGGTTGGACGAAGTGCGCTGCAATAGTTAGCAATGTTTTACCGTATGCTCCGCATTTGAAGCACAACGTAAATGCATTAGTCTGCAATGACAAAGAGGGATGGTTTACGGCTATATTGCGCCTAACAAATGACAAAGAATTGCGCGAACGACTGGCGAACAACTTACACGACTATGTACGGGAGCATTTTAATCAGAACAAAGCACACGAGAAAGTAACACAAGTATTGAACACATTATGATAGGGATAGGAGTAACGGGATGCAATCGACCTGAACACGTACAGTTGACGATTGACCAAATTGAGAAGTACACACAATCACCGTACAAATTGCACGTAAGCATTGACACGGAAAAGAAAGGCGTGGCATGGAATAAGAACCAATGTCTGGAAGCGTTAAAGGATTGCGATCATATTTTCCTGTTTGACGATGACGCTTTTCCACGTGCAAAGGAGTGGGAATTGTTTTTTATCGAAGCAGCGCAAATGTCTAACATTGGTCACTTTATCTACCAACACGAAACGATTGACGTAAGACTGATTAAAGCTATTGAGCCTAACATCGGCATTTACAATAACAGTAACGGCTGCATGATGTACTTCACACGTGAGTGCTTAGATAAGGTCGGAATGTTTGATGAGAAGTTCGGTGTGTACGGGTTTGAACACGCGGACATGAGCATGAGAGCGCATCTGGAAGGTTGCAGCCCATCACCGTTTGTTTGTCCGTTAGGAGCAGCGCAATACATCTATTCATTAGACATTGACAATTACCTGCAATACGAAATCGAACACCGTCCAACATTATTTCCCAATGAAATAAAACAAGCGGTAGAGGTAAGCCGTGAACGATGGCAGCAAAAAGTTGAGCAATCTAAAAATGACCAAAAATGAGAATCCTGTACAAATACGCATCGCGTTCACGTCCTGACAAGTTCCGTCGTGGATTGGAAAGCATAGCACAAAATTCCGTTAGCGATAACTACGTGGTGTTGGCTACATTAGACAGCGACGATCCTGCTATTGAGCAATACCGTAAAGAATTACGCGAATGCAGCATATCATCGCAGGTGATCGCAACAGTCGCAACGTCAAAGAACAAAATTGACGCGATTAACCGTGATTTGACTGTAATTCAGGACTGGGATATTTTAGTAAATATGTCTGACGATATGGTGTTCACCGCGCAAGGCTTTGATGAGGTAATACGATTAGCGTTTGATGACAATACGGATTTGTTCGTACATTTTAGCGATGGATTCCAAAAGTCAAACATCAGCACGATGTCAATTATGGGACGCAAATACTTCGAGCGTGACGGCTACATTTACCATCCCGACTACAAGAGTCTATGGTGTGACGTAGAAGCAACGGAGGTGGCTAAATTACGCGGATGCTACAAGTACATGGGTGACAACATCAACATACTGACACATCTTCATGTAGCATGGGGCAAGGCTGAATGGGATAGCCTGTATGAGCGCAACGAGAATAGAACAATCAACATAGCAGACAAAGAAACTTATTTAGCACGTAAAGCACACAATTTTTATGAGCATTAGTATTTTAATACCTACACTACCTGCACGACGCGATAACTTCGCAATGTTATTGCATCATCTACAAGAGCAGATCAGGAACAACAAAGCCGAACACCGTGTTGAGATTTTATTTGACGCAACGCCACAAGGTAAGATAACCATTGGCGAAAAACGTCAACGATTGATCGAACGCGCACGGATGGATTATGTGGTGTTTATCGATGACGATGACTGGGTAAGTCATGATTATATTGAAAGCGTGTTACACGGCATTAAATCAAATCCTGACTGCATCGGAATCGTTGGTTGGTATTATGTTGATGGAACATACCAAAAGCCGTTCCGTCATTCTATCTATTGCGGTGTTGACAATACAGGCAATCCGTATTTTGAAACATCAGAGGAATACAAACGCTGCCCGAATCACCTCAACCCAATAAAACGTAGCATTGCTAACAAGTTCCATTTTCAGTTGAGCAACTTTGGTGAGGACACGGATTTTGCAATGCAGATGTTTAACGCAAAAGTTCTGCAAACCGAATGGACTATTGATCGGGTGTTGTACTTTTATCGATATCAATCTAACAAATGAAGATAATATCATACAGCCTGTTTGGTTATGGTTCTCAATTTGAGAACTGCTTTAGTTTCAACAGCTATCTACGTGCGTTGCTATTGTCTATTCGCATGAATAGATTAATATATCCAGAATTTATTAACCGTGTGCATACAGACCAAAAGACGTATGACGGCTGCCCTATATTAGGTGAATTAGAACGTGCCAAGATTATTCAATGCCATATTATTGCGGAAGCACCTTTGTGCAAAGCTATGTTATGGCGTTTGTTACCTGCATTTGATTGTGATGTAGAATTATTTTTGTGCCGTGACTTAGATAGCCTTACAAGCTACAAAGAACGTCAGTTAGTGGAATACTGGATGCACGGAACAAAGATGTGCCATGCTATTACTGACAGCGTTAGCCACAACATCCCGTTAATGGGTGGTATGGTTGCATTTCGCAGTAAAGAATTTAGAGATTACACGGGATGCGCTACGTGGGATCAGATGTTTAATAAGTTCGGAGCGTTTAATTTTACCAATAAGGGATCAGATCAAGACTGGTTAAACGCATTTATCTATCCCTTAGTTAGTCAACACGGGCGCGATTCTATCGTGCAACACTATCTTAAAGGTATGCCTAACACGTACTTGTCTGCATACTTTAACGAAGTGCCTGACATTACCGTACCGATTGCAAATGAGCTAAGATCGTCAAATGATTGTACCGGACACATTGGTGCAGCAGGGTGGTATGAAACAGTCACAATGAAATTCTTTGCACAGCACCGCGACAGATTTGATGACATTAGAGCGATTGAAGCACAATACGCTGACATATTTTACTGGACAAAAGAAAACACGATATGAGCAACAAACGAACGGTGATACTAAGCACCAACACTAATCCTGACTACATGAATTATATGCCATACGTAGAACAGGCATGGAACTTGTTAGGGTGGGATACGCTAACTTATGTTATTAACGATGTTGGCAATGAGTACGTAAAACACAACGACAACGGCACAACGGCTCGTCGTTTATTTATCACATCAGACCGTGACTTCCGAGAAGATACTTACACGCAAACCATTAGGCTGTTAGGTCATCATGATGTTAGTGATGGCATAGTAATGACTGGCGATATTGATATGATGCCATTGTCAAACTATTGGAATCCTGACACGAATAAGTGGACGGTGTATGGCAGGGATTTAACAGGTTATACGCAGCATCCTATTTGCTATATCGCAGCACCTAAACAAATGTGGCAGGAGTTATTTCCTGAACAAACAACATCCGAGTTATTGCACAAATACGGTCAATTTAGTAAGTCACCGCATTTTAACGATTATTGGTTTACCGATCAGGTTATCGCTACCGAGCGCATCACGAATTACTTTGCATTGAATAGAGGAATCGATAACGGTTTAGCATTGGGACGTATTGATCGCGCTAACTGGAATAATACTATGCAGCGTGTTGTACAACTTCGTAACGGCATCGACGCGCACATGCCACGACCATTTAACCTATTTGAAACAGAACGCTGCTTACAAATCCTAAACGACAATATCAATGGACTTTCTTAAAGACGTACACGGTTGGAACAATCACCGTCCTTTACTGTGGTGGGCATTACAGCACACAAAACAATCAGCATTTCCAATTCTCGAAATGGGATGCGGTGACGGTAGCACACCGTATTTGCAGGAATACGCTAAAAAGCACAAAAGGCAGTTAATTAGTTACGATTACGATAAAGAATGGGCTGCTAAGTTTGGAGCAACGCACGTGACGGATTGGGACAGTATAGAACACAATCAGTATAGCGTTGTGTTGATCGATCACAGTCCTGGCGAACGCAGACACATCGACATCGCTAAATTAGCAGACAAGGCGCATTATATTGTCATCCACGATAGTGAACCTGCTGCAACTGGTTATATGCTTAACAAAATATGGCATTTATTCCCGTATCGTCGTGACCTAATGACGGACGGAGCATGGGCAACTATTGTCAGTCGTGTTAAAGTTATTCCACCGATTAAAATTAAAGGTTTTGACATCAAATGACCTACGACCTAATCGAACATACAAAGCAAATAAAAGCGTGTACAACGGAAGTGGTGCAGGTGGGATGCGCTAACATTGAATTGCACACTACTTTGGTTAACATTTGTAGACGGCATAAAAAGGTTTTGATAACGTACTACATGAACGAAACGGAGAAACAAACGTCCGACTATCACGGAACGTACCACATACAACGCAAATGGATTAGCGACATTGACCTAAGTAAATACAACTACGTAATAATTAACAAATGATACATCAACTATTCATCAACGCATTAATCGGGGTTTTCTGCTATTGGTTCGCGGAATGTACTTTGATACCTCAACGCATCCTGCTAAAATTAACTGGTAAGATCAGCATTAAACCGTTTACCTGTGGGCTTTGCCTGTCTTGGTGGAGCGCGTTAGTCATTAACATTATGTTGTTTTGTAATTTTACACAGGTAGAATCTATTATTGTTACCGTGCTAATGTCAGGCTTTGCCTCGATGATTAGCGTGTTAACGATGGAGTTCCACAAGAACCTGCAACGATGACTGAACAGACATACAACGCTTTACAACAGCATCGCGAAGCCATTGACCGCTTTATACAAGTTGGTCAGGAAGTTAGCATAGCACCGCGTCAAACGTTACAGGCTGCTTGGTTAGAAATATACGGAGAACTGAAGCCTATGTCATGCTCAAGTTGCATCCGTGAAGCATACGAACGAATACACGAACACTTACTACATTATGAGCGAAACAAAAAAGGTTAGCATAGACAAATTGAAGCCTAACCCAGACAATCCAAGAATTATCAAGGACGATAAATTTAAAAAGTTAGTACAGTCAATTAAAGACTTTCCTGAAATGCTAAAACTACGTCCTATCGTTGTCGACAAAGACATGGTAGTGCTTGGTGGCAATATGCGACTACGTGCGTTGAAAGATGCAGGAGTTAAGGATGTGGAAGTTATCATAGCAGACAATCTAACTGACGATCAAAAGCGCGAGTTTATCATCAAAGACAATGTTGGCTTCGGTGAATGGAATTGGGAAACATTAGCAAACGAATGGGATGCAGAGCAGTTGGGTGAGTGGGGGTTGGATTTGCCAAATGATATGGAGATTAATTTGGAGGCAGAGGAAGATGATTACGAGATGCCAAAAGAAGTGAGTACTGATATTGTATTGGGCGATCTATTTGAGATAGGGGAGCATAGGTTGCTTTGTGGAGATAGTACAGATAGCGACCAAGTTGCAAAGCTAATGAATGGACAAAAGGCAGATATGGTATTTACAGACCCTCCTTATAATGTAGCTTATGAAGGTGGAAGTAAAAAAAGAGATGCTATTGCCAATGATAAAATAGATGACTTTTATAAATTTCTTTATGATGTTTATACTAATTGTTTTTTATTTATGAATGAGGGTAGTCCAATTTATGTTGCACATAGTGAATTAGAAAGGGCAAATTTTATTTCTGCTTTTGTTGATGCTGGGTTTAAATATTCAAGTATTATAGTTTGGGTTAAAAACAATAGTACATTTTCAATGAATAAAGACTATAAATGGAAGCACGAACCTATAATATATGGTTGGAAACAAGGTAAAGAAAGAGTATGGGAAGGAGATAATAAACAAGATACTGTATGGAATATTGATAGACCATCAAGAAGTGAAGAACATCCTACAATGAAACCTATTGAATTATGTGAAAAGGCTATTAAAAATAGTTCTATTGAAAATTCATTAATATTTGAACCATTTACAGGTTCTGGTTCAACTATGGTAGCAGCACATCAACTTAGACGCAAATGTTATGGCATGGAATTAGACCCAAAGTATTGTCAAGTGATTATTGACCGAATGAGGAAATTAGACCCAACTTTGGTTATTAAAAAGAACGGGGAGGTGATTTAATATGACGGACAGCATCGGACATAAAAAAAGAGCAATGTTGGAGGCTTTGGAGAAGTCTTTGGGCGTTGTGACAACGGCTTGTAAACAGGCGCAAATATCACGTGATACACATTACCGATGGTTAAAGGAAGATAAAGATTACCGCGTTAAATGCAAGGATATGGAGAACGTAGCTTTGGACTTTGCCGAATCACAACTGCATAAGCAGATCATGAAGGGCAACCCGTTATCGACTATATTCTTTTTGAAGTGCAAAGGCAAGAAGCGCGGTTATATCGAGCAGCAAGATATCAAGGTAACAGGTAACATGACATTCAGAGCAGACTTTGGCGAAGGCAATCCTATACACACCGCATCAGAATCAGAAGGTAATTCATAGCGCGATTAACAACGGGCATGAGAAGTATTACATTCTAAATATTGGTCGACAGTTCGGCAAGACATTACTTGCTTCGAACCAGTTGATGTATTGGGCATTGAACCAAAAGAACGCTAAATGTGCTTGGGTATCGCCAGTGTATAAACAATCCAAGAAAGTATTTGACGAGGTGCATAAGGCGTTTAGAAAGCGTCCTGAAATATATCGCAACGTAAACCGATCAGAGTTGATCTTGGAATATATCACAGGCAGCACTATTCAATTTTTCAGCGCGGAACGGTACGACAACATTCGAGGCTTTACGTTCGACTACCTTGTATGCGATGAGTTCGCATTTATGGACGAGGCTGCATGGACGGAGGTGCTACGTGCAACGGTGTTAGTGAAGGGTAAAAAGGTGTTGTTAATCAGTACGCCAAAGGGGAAGAATCATTTTTACAACCTGTTTAACTTAGACGGAGTAAACGAGCAGTACAAGTCGTTCCGTATGAGTTCGTATGACAACCCATTGATTAACCCATCAGAAATAGACGATGCGCGGTTGACATTACCTGATCATGTATTCAGGCAGGAATACTTAGCGGAGTTTATTGACGGTGGAGCAGGGATATTTAGCCCAAAATACAAAGAAGCATTTGGCGGTGTTAAGTTTTACGGAGGTGTCGATTTAGGACGTGCAGACGATTATTCTGTATTGTCTATCTTTAACGAGAAAGGTGAACAGGTGTATTTGAACCGATGGAGGCATGACACATGGTCGAACATAACACGGCAAATATCCGAGCAAATAAACAGATTTAATGCTACGGTCAACGTTGAGGTAAACAGTATAGGTGATGCGCTAATAGATCAGATAAAATCACAATGCAAGAATCCGTATAACGTGCAGCCGTTTGTAACATCAGCCAAGAGTAAGAATGACATTATAGAATCTTTGGCGGTAGCAACACAAACCGATGCGGTAACGTTTTTACCTATCGACTGGCTACAAAAAGAGTTCGACGTGTTTAGTTTTGATTACAACGCCAAAAGCAGAACAATAAAATACGGTGCGCCTTACGGTTTCCATGATGACGGAATAATGGCAACAGCAATGGCACACGCAGCATTAAAAGAAGGTAAAGGAGCTAACTTCGCAATACGTTTTTAATATGAAATACAGAAATTTAACAGCAGGAAACATCGGTGAGTTCATGCGATTGTCGCAGGAGCAAGTATTAGACATCGACCTATTGGATAGGGATATCAAGTTGCTATCTATGTGGTATGGTAAGCCTACCGACTACTTCGACAGTATGAACTTCGCGGAAATTAACGAACACCGCAAAGAGTTGTATAAACTGCTTACAGAATATCCAAACAGTCGCTACGAGCCTGTATTTAAGGTCAAAGGTTACAAGTTTGTATGTTTACCAAACATCAACACGATAAAGGTTAAGCATGAGCGGTCATTGCAGATATTAAACCTGAACGACAGCAACCTGTACGACCTACTTCCGTACATCGTGGCTATATTCAGCGATCAGAAACGCCAATGGTTCAAAAAGCAGCTAACGTTTGACGAGCGTGTCAAATTATTCAAAGATCACCTACCTGCGGACATCGCCATCGGTATCGCACTTTTTTTTTGCGCGGCATCAAAAGCCATCGAGCCTCACGTCCTAACCTATTTGGAAAGCCTAAGCGATCAACTAATGAAGGAAGCGGAAGCGGTCATCAAAGCGTCGGAGACAGATGGGGAATAGCCTACACGATCTATAACATGACTAACGGGGATTTGACCAAAGAAGAGCAATACTTTGAGTTGACCTTGAATGAGTGGTATAATCGACTGGCGTTGATTAAAGATGTTCAGGACGAACACGCTGAACGCATGGAGCGTCTAAAACACGAGATGCAAAGTAAACGATAACCCGTTTTGTAATTTTACGGACATGGCTTCCGATTATGAGGACTTTGTACAGGATGAGATCACCGAATGGGCGCAAAATGTGGTTAACGCTATACGTGCTAATTTGGTGCGCAAAGATTCGTGGTATGATGACAGCGAGTTAGCCCAATCCATTACACCAAAGGTTACAGCCGTTGACGGTGGCTATCAGATAGTCATCGAGATGAACAACTATTGGGAGTTTATCGACAAAGGACGTCGACCTACACGGGCATCTGGTAATGGAAGTGTCCGTAAGAACCTGTTATTGTGGATTAGTAAACGCGGTATCGCACCACAGCTAAAGCAGGTGATGACCGATAAAAAGACGGGCAAATCATTCACACGGACATTTAAGAACACGCTGCAATGGCGTGATAGCCTGTCTTACGCTATATCGTCCAAGATTCACAAGAAAGGATTTGTGGCAAAGGGCAAAGGATTCTTTTCCGAAGTGTGGAATGAGGATGCAATCAATGAATTATTACAAACGCTGTTAACGAAATCGGGAGAGGTTTTCGTGGCAGAAATATTAGAGGAATAATGGCAATTAATATCACACACGAGCCACAAGAGTGGACTCCCGTGTACAACGAGATGCGTTTTGTGGTAGGTTCTACCAACACGGCACAACCTAATTTCCGCTACGTTGCTGACATTTACGTGTCAGGCGTTGCAGGTTATACGCGATTAACTTGTGATTCCAATGTAATTACAGGTTATGGCACGTTTGACATCAGCAACGTCGTACAGGCTCACATCAGCCATGACATCGATCACACGGTATACGGCTTTCAGCGTTGCACTAATAGCTACAAACCGTATGTTGTAAGATTTGGTGAACAATACGGTACTAATCCCGTTGTTTATCCGAACCTGCAAGATACAGGCACGAAGTACGCATGGAACGCGTCCCTTGATCCTGTGGTGTTGGAGACATACAACTATCAGAATTACACGCTTGGATTAGGCGGTGTTTTACTCACACAACAGCCAGAGACGCAAAAGTTTGTTTCCGATTCTGAGCAAAGATGGTTGTACTTTATTAATGACGTGTCAGGTAGTGCGTATTATTTGACCTGCACAACTTACGATTCAGCGGGTAACACGTTAGGTACGTATCTGATCGAAAATCCCTACCAAGCATCCGCAAGTATTACGCAGGATAAATTGTTGCGTGTTGGTATCGGTGTAGAGGATTTGAATAACGCTACCTTAGCAAGTGGTTCGCAGCCTGTAATAGATAATACGGTTAACAGATATGAAGTTGCACTAA